GCCGCGTTGACTAGGTCCGCGACGGCAGTCTTCAAGAAGTCCGTGACAAAAGCGCTCAAGGGTGTTTATACGTACTTTGAGGTCAAGGTTTCCGCGCTTGTTCATGCGGCGTTAGCGAAGGGGTGGGAGACCCACGTGGTTAGCCGTTTTTCGAGTTTATCGGGTCACAAGCAGCGTGTGGTGAAAACACTAACTGCTGCTGGTTTGGCCTTCCTCCTGTTGTCAGTGGTGAAGCGCTTGGTAAAATGTTACAAGCGCCAGAAACCCGACACAGAGGGGAAGGTCAGTGCGCCTGATTATAGGAGAGTTTTGGAACCGGTTTTCCAATACCTGCAAGCAGCCACTGTGCTGGCGGGTTTTATTGGTTTGTTTGTGTCCCCTTCGAAAGCCATCAAACATGTTGGTTTGGGACTGCGCTTCATCTCCTGCGTTGCAACTGCACCGGTATTGGGTTTATTATCCGACTGGGTCGTTGCAGTGGTGGAGACTGTTGAGACGTTAGCTCCGATTGTCGCTTCTGGATGCACGCTGCGTGCCGGGAAGTGGGCGATCAAGGCCAGGAAGGGTTTGCAAGCTTTAGCTAGGCCTCGTGACACGACAACGGAGGGGTTTCTGGCCAGCGTTGACACCACTTCGGAGTGTGCCGATCAGGCACGATCCAGCGGCGACGTTTATTCCGTAAAGTTCGATACCGTGCAGGAAGGCTGTGAAGCCCTCGGTGTGAACCCTAAGAAGATGAAACGGCTTATGAAGACAAAAGGAAAGAAGGTCGATGGGGAGAGCATGAGCTCCGGGAAGAAGATACGTTACAGGCTTTTCCGTTATGGGAAGTGGACTGGTCTTCTGACCCTGGCTCTTTTTGCTTTTGCTGTAGGTCTTTTCGTTTACTACAAGTACCTACGTGTCAAGAAGAATGTTGGTGCCGAGGGCGGCGTTCGAGCAGAGGCTAAGGCCCCAGAAGCTTGCGTCGTCGTCGAGACCACGGTTGACCTTGACCCGAAAGGGAAGGATGTTGTCACAAGCACAGTCGCGGCTGTTGGTACGGTGGTTGGCATCACCGAAAATGGTGCCACTGCAGTTGACATGGTCACGGACCCTCGTGTTGATGCTCTCCTTAAGTGGATGAGTGACGAGAAGGATCGGAGAGAAGCGAAGGAGAAGCGGCGTGGTGGGCACGCCGTTTTAACACCGTCCTCTCTCCCTACCGATCTGACCTCCGTTAACCTTTCCCATAAGGTTAAGGTTGGCGATGTTATCCCTATGTCTTGGGCTCAAGAAATTGAAGATGAAGAGCAAGACTTGGCAACGTTTGACGAGCAGGACGAGTATGATCATCTCGATTATGAGTGTGTTCATTACAAGAACTGCCCGATGACACTCCCGGCTCATTCCGGGAAAGTGTGCAACGTGGCGTGCGGGGGGCACCATTGTGTTCATTTCGCGGAATGCACTCCGGATGGTCCTGGACGGGCGATTGAGTCGACAGACGCAACGCCGCAGGAGACCACCGAGCATTCCCGGAATTCGAATAAGAAGGTTCGTTTGGGCGAGGACTCGAAGCCGAAGCGTAGGCGTGTGCGTAAGCACAATAATGCCCCCGCGGATGCGTCTAAGCCCGAGTCGATCATGCCCTCCTCTGCCGTGCCTCACTCGGCGATCATCGACCCCATGAGGATCGGCCTGGTTTTCATTTTTGATGAGGTGAAGAAAGTCTGGGCGGCCCAAGGCAATTGTTTTGGGCTGCAAGACAAGGTTTGGACAGCGAAGCACGTTGTTGATGGTTACAGGACTCGCATAGAGTTCCCGGCACACACTGGGAGTTTTATCGAAGCCTCTTTCCAGCCGGTTGCTGGCCGAGACCTCGCTTTTTCAACGAGGAAACCCTCTGGTATGCGTTCCTTTTCGTGGTCGAAGTTCGACGACCAGGGCGTACCGATCTTTGTTTCTCAGTATTTTGGGACGAATGACTTCGTTTATACTGCGGGGACGGTTACGGCCTGCCCCGGGTATGACCTGAAGATTCTCCATGATGCGAGCACGAAGGACGGTTCGTCCGGCGCGCCGATCATTCACGCGAAGAGTGGAGCGGTGTTGGGGGTTCACACGAACGGGACTCTGGAAGGGTCGGGCTCGAATGTCGGGTGGCTTATTACCTCCGACCTTTTGGGCCCGGTTTTTCAGAAGACCACCCTCTAGCAGGGTGGTCTCGTGTCGTTCGTCTGTACCCCGCGTTTCGGGACATTTATGGACCGCGCCGTTTCAAGCACATGGAGCGGGGTGTGTGTTTCTTTTCTCGTTCTTCTTTGGAAGACGAGGAGTTTTACGCTTATCCTGACCAGGCTGTTTTATCGATAATGAACGAACTTGGTGTTTCACCAGGGGGTTTCAATGTCGCCCGACCTTCTCATCTAAATTACTGGCCTGCCATGGCAAAGTTTGACAAGCTTGAGGTGTATAACATCTCGAGCCAAGTCCACGACTTGGCACTAAAGTATTTAGATATGAGCTATGCTCGCCATATTGGCAAGTATGGCATCACCCCTTTCGAAAAAGTCGAGTTGAACCTGTCCACTCGGGCAGGTTTTCCTTGGAACATTACGAAGTACGAAGCTTTGCTGGGCCATTATGCCTATTTTCGCTCGTATTGCCAACCTGGCGTTGAGAGGCCCTCTCCCATTTGGAAGGTGACCGGTAAGACCGAGTACCTTGCGATAGCGGAGCTCCTCAACCACAAGTTGCGCCTGTTCAAAAACCCCCCCCTCGAATTCTTGTTGCTCGAGAAGTGCTATTTTCAGGAGATGGAAAAAGCGCTCCTCGAGTATCGTCTCGATGAATGGTCAGCTCTCGGCTTCGTCAAGGAGGCCGGCGGCTGGCATGAGTTCGTTGAGGACCTGAAAGTGAGGGGGAGGTGGAAGTTTAGGTGGGATGTTCGTTTCTTTGATAAATCTCAATTTTCGCGCCTTCTAGGCGTGATGTGGGACATAAGAAGGAAGTTTTTCCGAGAGGGGGTTGTTGTGAATGAGCGTGATTGGACCTTCCTTCGGGAGAACTCCATAAACGCTCATGAGATAACTTTCGATGGCCAGGTTTGGTATACCCATGGTGGTGGCAAATCTGGGCGTCTGGCAACCTCAACTGATAACACAGGCATACATAAGTTCATGTTGTTTTGCTTGTACATCTATTGGGGTTTAAAAAGCGGTAGGACGTTGTCGTATAGCGACTGTATGTCTGTCTGGAGGCCTAGGGTCTATTCGGATGATATTCAGGGCGCTACTGACGAGGTTTCTCTGGTGTGCGAAGAACACGTTACGGAAGTTTTCGAACGGTTCGGTATGGGGGTGCAAGAGTACTGTTGCTCGGAAGATGTTGAGTCTATCCATTTTCTTGGAGCTGGTAACAAATTGTGGCCTCGTTACGGGACTGTTTGGAATGTACCATGTTACTCAGAAGAGAGAATGCTCTATGCGGTAGGTTACTTGGGTGGTCGAGTGACCCCTAAACTGCGCTCTGAGCGCCTCACCGGCCTGATCCACAATCTTTGTTTTTGCGAAAGAGCAGAGTTGTTGGACGTGGTCGTGGGGCGTCTTGTTGAGCGCGGTTTGTGGGATCCTAGGACCCCAGTGCCTAGCGTGGAGGGTGCTCGTCTGAGTTACGTGAGTTTCGAACGCAGTTCACGGGCCTCCAACCGGGACGTACGGAACATTGGGTGTGTTGGTGCTGCTAGCAGCATAGAGACCGCAATGTCCGATCCGCTTTTGAAATTGGGCACTTCGGATGGTAGGAAGTGTGTGTATGGTTTCTCTTTCAGGGTTTACTATGAGGATGAGAATAAGAACGAACGCGAGATCGAGCTTGTCCCCCACCGTAGTGGTGAGGGTTGGGAGCTTGAAGTCGCGAGTAATCGTAATCTTAAGTTCATCGTCCAGTCTAACCTTGCGAAGGTCGCCGGGAAAGTGTCGAATGTTTACGGTACGTACATCGCGTCCGACTCTGTTTACAGAAGGCAGCGTGGTGACATTGTCATAAACACCCTTTTCTCACTTACAGGCTACCACGTGTTGTCCGACCCGGGTTTTGTGGGTGGGACCTTCCGTTTCGGGCTTGACCAGGAGTGGGACCTAGTAGCGGCTGTGCTAGACGCAGCCCACCAGGCTCACCACTTGTGGGAAGTCGATTCGATTGAAGGCACCATCTTACAGGGTAAGAAAGCCAGAGCGCCTGCAGCGGCGCCAGGTATGAGCAAGAGTGCGAGGAGAAGAAGGAGGCAAAAGGCTTTACTCGCCGAGTGTGAGGCCGTGGTTGCTGCCACTCCGGTTGCCCCCCGATCCAGGGGCCTGAGGAACAACGATAAAAAGTGGTTCTTCGGCCTGAAGGATGTCAGTGCTGGCCCTGTGAAAATAGGAAGTCTTGGCGCTGGCTCAGGGGACGAGCGGAGCATACGTAGCCGTGGCAACACAGTTGGTGTAGCACCACGCAGTGTTAATGTTCAACGTAGGATGCCGACCTTGAGCTCAGGCCAAGGCGGACCCTACGGTAGCATGGACATATTGCGTGGTACAGAGTTTCTTGCCTCCATTAACACCCCACTTTCTCCCCCCACGAACAAAGGGGATTTGCTGAAGACAATCCTGATCAACCCGACCAGTTTTGTTGACACTCGTTTGAAACAGTTCGCACCTCTCTATCAGAGGTACCGTTTTAAGCGTTTGACTTTCATTTACGAGCCAACCGCGCCTGCTACGGCTGCTGGCCAGTTGATAGGGTATGGAGACTACGATGTTGACAACTTGTTGACAGTGGATGATCCCTCGAACATCAACCAAGCTGCTGCGCATGCGGGACAGGCGATATGCCAGGTTTGGGAATTGCAATCATTCCCCTTTGGTATACGAGATGACTACACCACACTGTTCACGAGTTTGACCGGTGCGGCGGAGAATCGTCTCGTGTATCAAGGGGTTTACTACCTCTTGGCCGCGACTGATCTCCCGCCGTCTTTGGCGTGCGGGAATATTTACGTGGACTATGAGGTTGAGTTCTATATCCCCCAACTTGGCTCCTCCGCCATTGCGACGAGTTGGAGTTATGAGGCCACGGGTGAGGCCTCTACAAACAAAAACAACCCGATGGGCGCACATGTGACGCCGGCGCCCGTCATTGGAGTGAATAACTTAGCTGTGACTTATTCCACCAGCATCAGCGACTCGATTTTTGCTATCCCGCAGATCCCTTCCGGGCCCTATGTTGTCGTTTATTCGGCAACAGGGTCTACGGGGGGTGCTGGGACTGGCATTTCTTGGGTTACTGGTATCACTGGAGCGGTCAAAGAAGAGGAGGGCAGTTCCGTGGTGGTCCCCGCAATGGCGGACACCGGAGCTGCACTCACTACTTATTCCGGCTACTTGTTGCTGACCGTTAATGGCCCATTGGCCATAGGCTTACAACTTAATACCGCGACGGTCACCGACACGGCGATTATAGCCTCGTCGACGTTCCGAATCTACTCGGTTCAGGATCTCTCTCCCTCGCTGAGCAAGGCTCGCTCGAAGAATGCCCTCCCTCTCTTCTCCCACAATGGGAGGTTCTATAAGAGTGAAGAGGACTTCGAGAGCACAGAGCGCGAGCTCAGGCGAGCGAAGGAAGAGATTAGGACTGCGGTTATGAGTGAGTTGCTTGAGAACTGGGGACAACCCAGACTCGAGCCTCCTCCTGCCGCAGCCGGGATCCCCGGTGGTGCGAAGAACCTCAGCCTTACGACGGCTGTTGTAGATCCCCCTCCGATCTTGGAGAGGAAGCCTAAAAGGCGCGCCACGAAGGTGGTTGTGCTTGATAGTGACGATAGCGCGTCAGAGATTTGATCTTTTACTCTGGTGCGTGGTTCAAGTGAGTTTACC